AGCCCACGCCTCAAAGGTGCGTTGCAGGAACTTGAAGCGTTCCTTCCTGTGCTTGCACTTGTTCGTGAAGCAGTCGTAGTCACAGTCGGTGGTTGCTTGTTCGACTCTCGTTTGTACGCTCATTGCTTTGCCTCCATCTCCATGTATGTACCCATGGGCTCCGCTGAATCCCACGGTAGGTCTGTGATCTCGATCTTCGATTCTTCATGCTCATGCACAAGATCTTCCTTCACGATCTCCATGGCATGAGCCTTATTACGAGCCTCGATTTCCTCGCTCCGACTGACAGTTACTCCGTAGGTCTCCTTCCATGTGACCTCGAATTTGCTCATCATGTGACCGAACTCGTAATCCTTGATGCGATTGTTCAGCCCCTCAACGATGAGGATGTGGGCATCACTGGATATCCAACCGCAATTAACACCATCCTCGAGTTCCTCCTGCACAGACGTCATGTCTGACGAGTAGGTCATGATGAGTCCCTGAATGCGCTTGGTTTTTTCTTCGCCACGCTCAATCAACATCTCCTTTTCATCGAGGATCTCCCGTACATGAGCCTCGTGGTACTCCCTGCTCACGGTGTTGTGCATAGATGCGTTGGTAGTCATTTCGTTTCCTCCATTTGTGTGTGACGGGCTTTCGATGTGCGATAGCCAGAGTTGTAGCCTTCTTCACGACCACGTTCATAAGCGTCTTTGTGTACAAAGACGACAATCGTTATAGCGAGTAGTGCGAGTACCAGAAGGATCAGCGAGTCAGGCATTGACGGCCTCCAATACCTCATACACATGAGCGGTTGCGTCCTCAGTAAGGCCACCGATGTGCCAGTTGTACGACTCATCAAGTGCAGGGGAGCCGCGTTTCCAGTCGTAGATAGTGGCAACTACGTCATCCTCGAACTCGATGACCCACTCCGTGGTGACCTTGCCGTCAAAGTCGTACTGTGAATAGGTGAACGGCTTGCCGAATCGTTCCTCGAGTTCACGCCGTGTGATCGTGATGAACCCCACGAGATGTGATGGGTAGAACACGTTCGGGTCTGTGACCGTGGTGAATTTCATTACATTCCCTTCGTTCGTATGTTTGTTAGCATGTTGCTATTAGCATTTATTGAACCGCCGTGGAGTACAAACTCCACGATGGGGCGAGTGTCCGAATCGGTACGACAAAGCATGCAGTCCGAACACTTAACAACTTCCGTTGTTTGAGCAGGGCAGGCAACAACCTTTCGGTTGTCAATTCGTCTTCCTACCCATGAGTCCTCCGAAGGAGACTCGATCACCACCTGCCAACCATCGGCAAGAGCTTCCTGTACATCCGCCTCCGTCTCACATGAGGCATTCAACGTCCAACCAATAGCGAGATCAGGAGTCAGCCATTCCTCCCTCCACTTGTGTGTGTACCCATAACCGGTGAGGTCAGGGCGAGTCTCATGTAGCCAATTGGCTACCTCCATGTACTCGGGATCGACATCACCAGACACAAGATGACGAACCACGCTGTTCCTGTACGCACCGTCAGCAATTCGACCGAGTTGGTGCTTCGTGTCCTCGGTTCCTGAACGCTTGACTAGTGAGAAAACACCACCTCCTGGGCCTGAAGCGGCGTAGCATCGGGACTTAAAAGTGCCGTCCTCCTGCTCCACGTTAAACGGGCATGCTCCGGGGCAGGAATCGTGTGAACGCTGAGTGGAAGCGATCGGAGTTTTGCCCGAGAGTTTCTTATTGCTACTCCTTGGAGTAGCGAGAGTGAGAGTTGTCATTTAGTACGTTCCTTCCATGCAATCTTCCCGTGTAAGTTCGAGCACCGTCTTGGTGAACTCGCCGACAGGAAGGCCAGTTTCGATTCCCATCTCCACTAAAGTGGCTAGGTTGTAGTGCTCCTCATGCTCAAACGCAAGCTCGATTGAACGCATGGCTAGGTGATCCAAGCCCAACATCCATTGGCAGATGGCCTCTATCGTGTGCAGGGGAGCCATGGACACATAGTCCGACTTCGATGCAAGGAATTTGTCCACCACGGCACGAACCGTTTGAACCGTGTACATGTTGTTGTGTAGATGATTGGTGGAATTGCCATATGTGCTGTTCTCGTATGAGTCCACGATGTAGTGCAGGACACCGTCACGAACTCGAACATCCCCTAGGGATTGAGCGAGTGTGAGTTTCATGCTCATGGGAATCTCCAAAGGAGACGTAGGTTGCGGAACCAAAGCCTCTATCCATGTGTCCGTCAAGTGCTTGCGAATAACCTGATCACTCGTTTCGATCATCACAACTGTCATGATTTCCTCTCATGTACTTGCATTCATCCGTGCCCCACATCTGGAGACATCGCAAATTCGACAGCAACTAACCGCCGAACGTTAACCATTGTAACCATGTTGCTAATCCGATGTCAACGATAGTTGACATCCGTGCATGTGAGGCGAGCGCGCCCGCCCCACATGATGTGCTCATGAGTAAAGAACCTCACCGAACACGGCCATTTGCATGATCTCGTCTGCACTCGAGGCATCGGTGTTATCACCGAGGACATTGAGCACAGATTGAGCACCACCAAGTCTCTCCATCGCATAAACGATGTCGTTCACGGTGATGCTTTCAGAGTGGCAATTCCTACCCTTAGGGTAAACCTTGCATGTTCCTGAGATGCCACAGATTTCCCATGTGGCTCCGCCTAGGAACTCGATCTCGTTCCACGACTCGTACTCAATCTCCCACCCTGAGCCCATGATTCGTGACCACAATTCATCGGCGGTAATGAGGGATTTGGTGGTGATTTCCAGCATTTGCGTGGGCTCATGATTGAGCATGGGGACGTACTCCCCGATTCGGATAACCTGTATGTCCATGACTAGCTCCATTGTTCGTATACTTGAGTCTCGATTTCCCTTGCAATTGGTGTACTCACATGTCCAGGCTTGTCCTCGAGCATGAGCAGAACCCAATCCCAATCTGCCTTCGGCAATTTAACTTTGATCATTAGTTCCTCCTGTGCATAGGTGAATGTGTGTATTTGAGAGCGCATTAGCCCATGCACTCACCAAAATCCCCGTGGCTGACGTTCCCACATGAGTCACAAGTGGGAACGGGAACGATGTCAAGGTATGAGTCATGCTCTGGATTGGATACAAGTACATGTGTGATGGTGAATGTCATGTGATTTCCTTCGGCTGAACCGGTCGTAGTCATTGGCAACGACTCGGCGAACTATTCAATTGTAACCATGTTGCTTTCCCGATGTCAACGATAGTTGACATCCGCACACATGACCCACGCATGAGGCGCGCAGGGCATGTGTGCATGAATGAGGGCCCCTATACAGGAAGGGGTATAGAACCGTTGAAGAAAGCCTTAACCTCATGCTCACCAGCAGGAGAGGACTCTCCTGCACCTTCACATGAGAGGCAAATTGAGAAGCCTACGGACTCCACATCGAAGCCGTTCCCTGTGCAGGAAGGGCAAGTTATGAGCCATTGGTCACCCTCCTGTACATGCGAGTACTTAACGTGGGCACGGATGTGTGTGTCCACGAACGAACCTTCAGCAATCTGTGACTTCGTCATGATATTTCCTTTCGTCATCGCCACGGTCATTTGCCGTGGTCGTAGTTAGCACCAGTCTCATGTACATGAGTGAGGCTGAAGCTTCCTGCAAATGAGCCCGAGTGTGTGTGCTCGGGCCCATGAGCATGAGGCTCCTGCTAGGCGTGATTTCCGTTGATCGTGAGGAAAGGATTGACTTCGTCAAGTGAGTCCATGAGCAACTCAAGTTGCTCAATTTCGTGAGAAACGTTAGAGGCATCGTCCATTTCATCGGCCTTCATGTGTACGTCAAGCTTCCCGCGAAGAACCGCACATGAGCGTCCGAGGGCCGTGTACATGAACCAGATTTGCTCATGCGAAACTTTCATTTCAACTACGTTGTTGGTCGTTTCTACCATCATTTCTTTCATCCCTTCATGTACATACGCACGGCCTTTTCCGTGTGCATGTGGGAGGCTGTAAGCCCCTCAAAGGGGCCACATGAGCATGAGCCCATGTGACCCCGAGTGAGGCTTAAGCCTTATCGGTTATGAGGTTTCCTTCGATTATGTCCATGAGGGCTCCTAGTTGAGCCTCAAGTGCTTTCATGCGGTCTTCAGAAGAGATCTTTACGATCACGGCTTGATCTTGTTTCCCTCCTGCTACTCGGCGAACTTTCTTCCCTTCGGGAGCCACGGCAGGAACCGACTCGGGAAGAACCGATTCCTCAGGAGTTGGCACAGACTGTGTGGCCTTCGGCTTGCTTGGGGTCTTGCGCTTGTTTTTCACGGGGCTGGAAAGTAATCCCGACTTTGTGAGCAATTCAACGTAGTTGGCTCCGGTTTCGATCACACAAAGAACAGCACCTTTGGTGTCTAGGGAGCAAGGACGCCATTCAAAATCGCTTCCTTCAATTAAGACCCAACCGTCTATGTACTCGTCTATTTCCGTGTACTCGAACTCTTGGGAAAATCCGAAGGAAGCAACAATTCCCTCAGCGATAAGGCTTCTACTATGAGCCTTCATGGCCCTCGAAAACTTGACGTAGTCAGCACCAGCATCTCCAGCATCGGAGATGATGGACAAAGTATCCAAATATGTGATCATGGAATTTTCCTTTCAACCGATCGAAGTCATTTGCTCCGATTCGATTTCAACTTTGGCAGTATGTTGCAAAAATGTCAAATCCATCTCAGCGCGCAGAACTGCGCGGGAGAGATCCGCGCGCATGAGGCACACGCATGACGATCACGGCATGAGGCATGAGGCAAGAACTCACCGCTTAGCGCGCAGAACTGCGCGGGAAGCTCCGCGTGTACATGTGTGATCAGAGCGCGCAGAACTGCGCGGGCTGATGGCCAATGGCAAACACCCATGGCAAACCGGTAAATCCTAGGGGGAATATGGAGTAAAAAGGAAGGGTTAACGAAGTTAAAAGAAGGTCTGGATGTTGCCTCAGGGGCACATGGAAACGTGTGAACCCCTCCCGTGTGTTTCCGCGAGGAGCACACCGTACCCAAATTGTCATCGTGACAAATGGGACGAAACGGGCAGACCGGGGGGTTTTAACAAAGGGGCCCTCCCCCCTCCCCCTACCTGTCTCATGACTAATTTTGACCATTCCGGTGGGAGCTGTGGTGGTTTTCTGTTGGTACCCATAGGTTTCCCATTATTTAGTAGTGTGACCTTCGTCACATGACCATTGCAAAAGGCCTATGCAACCCCCTCTTACTTAGTAGAGAGTGAAACGCTAAGCGGTTCACGACTACCAGGCTTTACCCCAAGGGCAGTCGCCCCTCAAGGGGCAGATGCCCACCATGGTTCTACTAATCCAGGTCCATGGGTGATCCATGGGGGAACCCCCTAGGGGTCCCCTTGACGGGTTTATGAGAAAGGCTAATTCCTCGTATAGGTATTGAGCTCTTATTGGGCTTCTAAAATCTTGTCGATTTTATCGCCGCTTAGTGTGGAACCATTTTTTTCGTATAGGAAGATTGTTTAACTATTTCCTTGTCAGGGGGTTGCATTAGCCCCTGGCAACCCCCTCCTAATAAGTAGAGGGGTGATTCTTTGTGGCTAATGTTCACAGGAAAGATAATCGTCCAGCTGCAGCCATGAAAGTCTCACTGGCTGACCTGATCCGTCAGGGCACTTCCATAGCTGACGGTCTAAAAATTATTGGGCGGTCCCGTACCTGGTACGAGGAGCAACGACGCAAGGACAGGGACTGGGCGGAGCTGGTTGACAAGATCCGCAAGGCTGTGGCCAGCCCGGACATGCGTCAGCAGGACGCGGGGGAGTTTGAGGAGTTCGCGGGTAAGTATCTGAACCGGAAGATTTGGCCCCATCAGCGAAACATGGTGGATATTCTTGAGGGGCGTGAACCTTCCGCCCTTCACCCGTCGATGAGGTACGAGCCTGGATCTTCAGGATCTAGGCGCATGCTCATCAACGTGCCACCTAACCACGCGAAGTCGATGACTATCACTGTGGAGTATGTCACTTACAGGATTATTAAGGACCCGAACATCTCAGTGATGATCGTGTCTAAAACTCAGGACATGGCGAAGAAAATGATTTACGCGATCAAATCGCGGCTCACCCACCCTGCCTACGCCGACATGCAGCTGGCTTTCGCGCCAGCTGACGGGTACAAGGCTTCATCTGACCAATGGTCAGCGACCAAAGTGTATCTGGATTCCAGCTCCAGGACTGGTGCGGAGAAAGACGCAACCATTGAAGCTTTGGGTATGGGTGGACAGATTTACGGTTCCCGTGCCGACCTGATCGTCCTCGACGACACGGTCACACTGTCCAACGCGAACGAGTGGACGAAACAAATGGACTGGGTGCGGCAAGAAGTCGCCTCACGTTTAGGTCCCGGTGGTCAACTACTCATAGTTGGGACGAGGGTCGCACCTACAGACCTGTATTCGGAACTACGCAACGAGGAGCATTACACCGACGGTGTGGTGCCATGGACCTACCTGTCCATGCCAGCGGTACTCGACTACGCCGACACCCCAGAAGAATGGAACACCCTCTGGCCTTTGGCCGATGAAGAGTTCGTTGATGGTGATGAACCAAACGCTGACGGGTTCTACGACCGATGGACAGGCCCACGGCTTGCACAGGTCCGTAACGAGGTAGGTCCACGCAAGTGGAGCCTGGTGTACCAGAACCAGGACATTGAGGAAGAGTCCACTTTTGATTCTGTCGCGGTGAGGGGAAGTATCAACCCCACTAGGCAGACGGGAAGTCTAGATCCGACTCTGCGCGGTCACCCTTCCAAGATTGATGGAATGTACACGATTTGCTCCATGGACCCCGCTATCGCGGGTAACACGGCAGCAGTGGCTTACTCCATCGACAAGTTTTCCGGTAAACGTTTCGTTCTGGACGTTCGGGTTATGTCTGGGCCGTCTCCTTTGCAGATCCGCGAACTCATCAAAGAGATGACTGATGTGTATCAGCCCAACGAATGGATCATCGAATCCAACGCCTTCCAAGGTTTCCTCGTTTACGACGAGGAAATCAACCAGGAGCTGGCTAGTAAAGGAATCCTGCTTAAACCGCACCACACGGGTAACAACAAGCAAGACCCAGACTTCGGTGTCTCTTCAATGAGCGGCCTTTTCGGGACTGTGGCTAACGGTACCGGCGGAACCCGCCAACATCAGGGCGACAATCTCATTGAGCTTCCATCTACCCACAGCCACGGCGTAAAAATGCTCGTAGAGGAACTCGTCTCATGGTCACCTTTCGTTAAAACGAAGTATCGAAGACAAGACACGGTGATGGCTCTCTGGTTCGCCGAACTCAGAGCCAGGGAAATGGTCACATCTTCCCGCCGGTCCAGCTACTTCACCAAAAACAACCAGTTCCTCAATGAAAGGGACCGAGAAAACCAAATGGTAATCAATCTCGACGACATGCTCGCTGCTGAATCCGTACCGAGCTGGAACTAATTAAGGACACACATGGCTGACTTCGCTTACGAGGCGACACAGACGATTGATCGTCTACGTCGTCAACACACGGAGCGTGATTCCCGGATGCGGGCTGTCCATCTTGTTCGAAGCGGGCACTCCGAAGTAGTTTTCAAAGGAATGTTCCCATCCGACTGGCCCAAGCCCGTCGTTGGTAACTTTATTGACGTTGCCGCTAAAGATACGGCAGAAATGGTCGGCGTTATGCCGACACTCACCGCCGCAGGGGACAGTGTCCTTGACGAGTCGAGGCGTTCACGCCAAGACAAGCTCACACGCATCATCAACTTCTTGGCTTACTCCTCACGACTGGGCACAAACCTAGTTCAGGCTGCAGACCGAATGAACACTTACGGGTTCGTTCCATTCCGAGTAGAGGCCAACTACGACGGCGGATCACCACATATTCATGTGGATGACTCCATGAATACTTACTACGAGAAGGACCGTTGGGGAAACGTCGTGCTTTACGCACGAGTTTTCTACAAGAAAATCTCCGAACTGATCGCCATGTACCCCGAGCATGCCGCACAGCTACGAAAGAACACCGCATACTCGGACGCTTCAGACGAAAGAGTGGACCTTGTCCACTACTACGACAAAGACAAGGTAATGCTCTTCGTTCCTAAACGTGACGGGCTGATCCTTTCGCAATATAAGAACCAAATCAGCCGCATCCCGGTAACTATCGCCGAGATGCCTTCACTAGATGGGGTAGTCCGTGGCTCATTCGACGACGTACTCTGGGTTTTTGCTGCCAAAGCATACCTTGCAATGCTTTCTCTCGAAGCTACACAAAAAGCTGTTCAAGCTCCTATTGCTCTCCCTAATGATATTCAAGAATTTGCACTTGGACCGGATGCGGTAATCCGCAGCGCGAATCCTGAGAAGATTCGCCGCGTACCAATGGAACTACCTCAGTCAGCAATGATTGAGAACCGAACCCTTGACGACGAACTACGCACAGGTGCTCGTTTCCCGCAGGCTCGCCAAGGCGAGATGGACGCAAGTATCGTCACTGGGCGTGGCGTTCAAGCACTCATGGGTGGTTTCGATAGTCGAATCAAAACAGCACAGTCGATGCTGGGGGATGCACTCAGCGAAGTTCTTTCTCTAGCCCTTGAAATGGATGAATCGATTTGGACGGATGTTCCTAAAGACGTCCACGCTTCAGTAAACGGTTCCCCATACCAGCTCAAGTACACCCCCGGTAAAGACATTAAGGGAATGTACACAGTTACTCACGAGTATGGCGTCATGGCTGGGCTTGATCCCAACCGTGCGCTCGTGTGGGGACTGCAGGCACTTGGTGCGAACCTGATTTCAAAGAGTTTCCTTCGCAGGAACCTCCCAGTTAACTTGAACGTGTCGGAAGAAGAGAAAGTTATTGACGTTGAGAAGCTGCGTGAAGCAGCTTTGATGTCGATCCAGTCCTATTCACAGTCTCTTCCAGAACTTGCCGCCAGCGGTGAAGACCCAACGAAAGTAATCAAGGTCCTCAGCGACCTGATTGAGGCTAGGAAGAAAGGCATACCAATCGAAGTGGCGATTAGTGATGCTTTCAAGCCAGAAGAACCTAAAGCTTCCCCTGGACAGATGCCAGAAGACCCGATGGCTGCTTTGAGCCAAGATCCAATGTCGGGCGAGCAGCTGCCTGGGGGACCACCACCTCCTGGTGGTGCACCTCAAGGTGGAGGAGCACCACAACCACCGCAAGGTATGCAACAGCTACTTGCGGGTTTAACAGGTAAGGGCGAGCCGAGTATGGCTGCCCGAACCATGCGACAAACACAAATCGCTTAAAGGGAAGGAGGATAATCATGGCAGTTTTCGGAACAACTCAAGGAATCCCGGCAACGAACGTGTCACGCCCAGAGCGTATTAGTTCAACGCCAACAGGTGGAGCACCTGGAAAGTCAGAGCTCTTAAAGCCGGTTGCAACTAGCGCATCACAGCCTAACTCCCAACCAATCAAGTAGTTGCGTGTGGGAAGGGGTGTCTACTCCCCCCTTCCCACATTCATTCCATTCAATTTTTAGAAAGCGAGGTGGCACCAATTGGCTCAAGGACAGAACTTTAACCAGAGCGGGGTGGCTGTTTCACCTCCTGGAGCCATGAGCCAGCGCACGGATCTGCAAGCACAAGGTGCTAGGCAGATTCCTAACGCCGCTTACGGCGAGCAACAAGAATTCCAGGACATCCAAGGTGGTGCACCCATGGCTGGTGGATCAGCTCCAATGGCTGCGCCTCCCGTTGGTATGGGTGCACCAACACAAAGACCTACAGAGCCGTTAACTTCTGGTTCAGATTTCGGCCCAGGTACAGGTTCAGAAGCACTACCCGGTGATCAGACCATGCAGTCAGACATGACGATGATTGGCAAGTACCTTCCCGTATTCGAGAACATGGCAAGTGCCGACACCGTGCCGGAGTCCTTCCGCCTATTCGTTCGGTATCTGCGGGGAAGTCAATGACACAGACTTTGAGTTTTGTAAACAACATGGCCAAGGCTATTGAGGCCGTTGGCCTGCGTAATACGCCTGTCGCTTACGGCCTAGCACTGGTTCCGTGGGAAAGCGTTGAAGAACGCGATGCCACATTAGAGGAGCTTGGGGCTGACGATGGCCAATAGAGTAGACGATTTTGCAGGCAGGGAGAAGCAGGGAAGCCAGCGCACACCACAGACTGGCTCCATTCCCGGATTTGAGGGATACGACCCCAATAAGGCTGAGGGGGTTTTTGACGAGAAAGATATTGCAAACACTCTTGGATCTGTAGGCAGGGTAGCGAAAGGCAAGCTAAGTAGTTACAACTTGGTTTCAGGTGCAGCGCAGACAAACTTCAGAAACTCAATAACACCATCAGGATCGGTAAACGAAGACGGTCAGCTTGAATTTGCATCTGCCAATTTTGACGCTATGGATGATCCGAATGTCCAAGCGGCAGCAAAAGACATTGGACTCAGTGAAGCCGGAGCAAGAGGAACAGCCGGTTTATTTCTGGCCCCACTACTTCTAATGGATGCTGGGTATAGAGCCACCAACACCGTTGTTGGTGGAACCTACATGCTCGGCGTGGATAACGTTGGTATGCCAACCAACCTCCTCGCTGGGGCTTCGGGAATAAATAACGGTTCGAATATCAACCCGAATTTCGATGATGGCTACCAGTGGTCTGATATTGGCGACACCTACAAGATGATGTGGGGTCAAGA